AGAAAAACTTTGAAACCCAGAGGCAACAGCCCCTAGCGTAATCGTACCTGTGCCGGGAGCCGAGGCGCTTTGTTTGACCCGATCTTTTAATACTAAAGCCATGATAAATCCTTAAGTCGGTATTTCTGTCCAGTCGGGCGCTGGGGGTGTTTGTCCTGTTGGGATTGTGCCCCATACAAGCACTTGACCTACATACACTGTTAACTGTATGCCAGCAGGGTACACGTTTGCGTCTTTTACTTTGCCATACGCATCAAGACCAGAGGCCAACTCAGCAACTGTTGCTTTCACAGATGTTGTAGCCGTAGCCACTGCATTACCTGTGGCAGACTCTAAAACAGAAACGGAAACCAATAGCCCACCAGCGTTTGTGTCAGAACCTGTGGCAATCTCGGCAATAGCCGCCAACAAGTTTGCAATAGCGGAGGGCGCATCTGTTGCTGTAGCTGACTCTAATTGAGAGGCCAAAAAGTTTGATGGGGCTGCTGCTGGCGCGTCTGTTCCCGTTGCTGTTTCCGCTTGAGAGGCTATAAAGTTTGACGGCGCGGTTGCTACTACATCTGTAGCTGTAGCCGTTTCAGCCCTAGCCGCCACCATGATGTTGTTTAAACTAACAAACGTTGCCGTAGCTGCAAGAAACTCTTGTATAAGAGCGCCTGCGCGAGTCTCTTGAGACACGGAATCGGCAGCCGTAGCTGCCTCACTCACAGACGACAACACTGTAGCCCCGCCTAGAGCGGCGAAGGGTGCTTGGGCAAATGCGACATCTCCAAACACCGCGCTACCTATTAGGCTGCGTCAAGCGAGAACGTGTAAGTTACGTTCAATGTATCGCCAGAATCCACTGACTTGTTGCCACCGGTAAAGCTACCTACGGAGAACAAAACACCGGATGTACCCGTAGCTGCGGTCGTTAAAAACGCTCCAGCAACCACAGTGCCGTTAACCAACATGGGGAATGCAGATGGTGCAACAGAGTTGCTTACCTCTGAGGGGTCTGCCAATGTGGGGGAAGCGGCGTTAAACACAGCAGCAATACGGTTGCCTGTGTAAGCTGTACCGGGAACCAACTCAGTCCAGCCAGAGTGTGAGGCCAATGTATTACCAGCAGCGTATGTTGGAGAAGTAGCGCCGCTAACCAAGCCCAAGTACCAACCGGCTGTGTAACCAGAGCCTTTGAAGTACTTGCTGTTCATGTCTTGCAGACCTTCGTTCACAACCAAGTTGTGGAAGGTGTCAGACCACTTTTCAACGCCATCAGCGCCTACGCAAGTAACCGTGTAAACGCCACCAGCACCAACGCGCTCAGTGGAACCTTTGTTTGCAGTCAAGCTTGCCGAAACAAGATCTTGGGCTTTTGAAGTTTCTGTACTCATGATAAGTCCTTAAGAAATGCGCACGATGGCGCTGTTCGCATCGGCAGTTGGGAAAATGATTTGGAAAGTGTCGTTGGTTACAGTTTTATCCGCGCCAAAATCTAAAACCGCTACTGACTTGTTACCTTGTGTAGAGTTATAGATTAAAGCGCCTCTAGCTGTAAATGTAGCGTTTGTCCAACTTGAATTATTGAACGATGCAAATGCGGTTGGCACGCCACCTGTATTGTTTCCAGAGGTTGGAGATACGGATATTGATAACGTATTACCGCCTGCTGTGTAGCCGGTTCCAGTAACTTCATTTGATGTTGTGTACACAGTTGTAGTAGCGCCAATGTTTGCAGCTGCTGTGTACAGCGCTACTTTAAAAGTATTAGGCGACGTCGGGCCAAAGTTATGGACCGCTTGAAGCAGTTCAACTTTAAAGCTGGTCGTTGCTGTTTGAGCGATAGTCATGTTATGTCACCTGTTGTCTGAATTGACCAGAACGATACGCATCTTGACGTTCCATGCCGTCAGCCAAACGTTTAGCCAATGCAAGAGCTTCCATGAATTTCTGGTTGTACAGCGCCATCATATCTGGCTCACCCTTCATGTAAGTATAAGCTTCAACGAGCGATCCGTACAGTAGCACAGAATCAAAATTATCACCCAACCAAGAAGTTTGATTAGTAGTAATAGATGGCGGATAGTAATAGTAGTGAAGCTCAACCGTGTAGTTAGCGTCAGGTGTAGGGCCAACAATAAAAGTCAGTTCTTTAACGTCGTTACTTTGAGGCCCAAACAAGGCGTAGTACTTAGGGATCCCTTTATCCGTATTTGGATTGGGATATGCCTGCCGAATGAAGTTAACGTCTTTATTCAACAGATACTCATACGCCCCAGTAGCATCAACTGCCGCTAGAGAATACACAGCCAAAAAGTCTGATGGACATGCTAGGTATGGTGTTGTTGAATTAACAAGACCTGTCACATTCTTGCGAATGGACGGAAACTGCATGGAGTTGTAAATACGCTGCTCAGCCTGTTGCACAAAGACAGGGATCTCCGCCACGAAGTTAGACTCCGTATTCTCGGTATACGCTTGAATGTTAGCGCTGAGCTGAGTGTAATTCATGCCATCGGGCCTCGTGCCATTGTGCCTTTAGTAGCGCAACCTGTACCACGAATTTTGATACCAGTTGTCTTTACGTCAGGATTGTAGCCATCACGGTTGATGTTACCGACCGACATGTTTACTCTGTCTGCGCGAGTGGGCTTAGCACCGCTGTAGCCGTTGCCAAGCTCAACTTTGCCGCCGTCCATGGTGTGAGGAGGAGCATAGACTTTAGCATTGCCAACTTCTTTGCCGCCCTGCTTTTGACTAAATTTGGCCATATCAAGCCCCTTTTTTGTAGGTGAAAGATGACTTCTTTTGGTTAGCCACTTTAGCCAGACCACGACCCAGAGATTTCATCTGAGCATTAGTCTTACCGCCTTTGGCAAACTTTGTTGGCTTCATACCTTGATGCATGCCTTTTTCGTGCTTATGCACCATACCAGCCATCATCTTCTTGTCTTGTTTTAAATCTGCTTTGTCCATATTAAGCTCCTATCTGTATGGTTACTGTACCAATTTGTACGCCTAACAACAAGTAGTTTGGTGTTAATGCAGTATCAAAATATTGCGCCCCGCCAACCGGGTTCCATCCCCACTGAATATCTCTGCTACCTTGGCTTGGAAAACCAAACCCATCTGGAGCAGTGCTATTAGTTAGTAAAATCTGTAAACCGGTAGTTCCTGATTGCGTATAGCTTACATCAGGACGTGGCTCTCGTACAGCTTGTGGATCATCCACGGGGTACATACCCAACTGCAACTGAGGTTGATCAGGATCCCAGCACTCAGGACATACCTTTAAATTAAACAGGCGTGTCTTGATAATTTCTTTCTTCAGGTCTTTAAGCATAAACCGCTCATCACAGCGGTCACACTGAGCAATTGCGTATTTACCTGAAGCATATCTACTTGGCATACATCACCTGTAGAACGACTGTCTTGGAACATAACGGTCAGGAGCCTTCTCGCGGTCTTCCTGTGACGCTAACATCCACTGTTCTTCGTAAGCGGCTTTAAGCATCACAATACGCTCCATAGGCACGTCAGGGCGCTTAGAACCAACGTAATAAGCCAAACCAGCCACCATACAAGGTATCAAACGGAATGGGATATCTTGGATATTAACGCCACTACCAGCGTCTTGCATACGGCGCATACGCCAGTAGACAAACACATATTGATCGCCAGGAGAGTTAGGTGTAGGCCACACGTTCACAGACGTGAGATTATTGACTGTTACGGTTGCGCCAATTGCATGACCAGCGGCAGTTGTATTAGTGACGCCGTTGTACTGACCACGATAACAATTAAGTAATTGATTACCGCTGACGTTAGCGTAGTAGATTGTTTCTGTACCAATTGTGATAAATCCTGTAGCTGGTAGGCTCACTGTTGAACTGAGGGTAATAGTTGTATCTGTTGATAACACCGTTGCCGCTACTGTTGCAGTGGATAAATAACTCTCATTAGACTGCCGGTTAATCCACACTTGAATAGGACGGCCTTGCGCCAGCTTGTTTGGCAGCGTTGAGTACGTTGACTCAGAGATGCGGCTGATGTTGATATCAATCTGATTAGGCGTGGTCGCCTGTGTACGGATAACTTGATCCAAGAGATCAATCGTAGTACTAGGCAAAGCATAGACGCCTTGCCCTGTATTCATTACGAATTGGCCTTGCTCAATAGTCCATAAATT